AAGATGCCGGGATGACCCTCTCTCAATTTGCAGCGCAGATGCTGATGAAAGGCCGCGTGAATACCTCGTATGTGTTCTATGTCCACCCGGACGAGATCGAAGCAATCACACGGGAGTTTGCCGCCATCGGAAACAACATGAACCAGATCGCGGCGTTCTTCAACAGCGGCGGTATCCAGTCCCGTGCGATGCACGAAAACATCAACCATGCGATTGCCTGTATTTTTGAGATGCGGGAACAAGTCGCAGAAATGGCAGGAAAGAACTATGGCAATATTAAAGCACATCGCAAGTAAGAGTTCCAGCTATGGTGCTGCACTGGAGTATCTGATTTTCAAGCATGACGAGCTTCGGAAAACTCCGATCCTTGACCAGAACGGAAATCGTATCATGCGAGATGAGTTTTATCTGGACGGTCTGAACTGTGAACCCTATTCCTTTGATGCGGCCTGCCAGCAGTTGAACCGCGAATATCAGAAGAACAAAAACAAGAATGAAATCAAAAGCCACCATTACATCATCAGCTTTGATCCACGGGACAGCACAGAAAATTGTTTGACGGGGAAACGGGCGCAGGAGCTTGGACTGGAATACGCAAAAGCAAATTTTCCGGGGCATCAGGCATTGGTCTGTACGCACATGGACGGTCACAATGGCAGCGGAAACATTCATGTACATATCGTAATCAACAGCTTGCGAAAATTGGATGTGCCCCAGCAGCCCTTCATGGAGCGACCCATCGACTGCAAGGCAGGGTACAAGCACCATGTGACGAACGAGTACCTGAAGCATCTGCAGAAATCCCTCATGGATTTGTGCCGCTGCGAATTTCTGCATCAGGTCGATTTACTGTCACCATCCAGAATGGGCGTGACCGAGGCAGAGTATTGGGCACAGCGGCGGCTGGATGAGAAAAAGCAAGAAATCGAAAAGGAAGGATTTACGCCCAACCCGACAAAGTTTCAAACACAGAAACAGCTTATCCGGGATGCCGTTGCCGCTGCTCGTGAGAGAGCAATCTCGTATGAGGACTTTCAAAATATCTTGCAGGATGAATATGACATTTTTGTCAAAACACAACGTGGACGTTACAGCTATCTGCCGCCGGAACGGAACAAGTTTATATCGGAGCGTTCCTTGGGGGACATCTGCAAAAGAGAATGTCTGGAAGGATTCTTTGTTCAGAACGCCGAGAAGAATCTGCGGTACAAGGAAGACCCCATACTGATCTTTACGACCAGAACCAGGCTGCGGCTCGTTGTGGACCTGCAGGAGAATGTTAAGGCACAGGAAAATCTGGCCTATGCACTAAAGGTCAAAATCAGCAATTTGCAGAAAATGGCTGAAACGCTGGTATGGGTGCAGGAAAACAACATCAACGACCTGACAGAACTGAACGATCTGTGTAAGACAGCACAGACCAATGCGCAGGCTGCGTATGAACGGCTGTCACAGGCAGAGGATGAACTGTACAAAACCAATGAGCAGATTCATTATGCGGGGCAGTACCTTTCCACAAAAGAGGTCCAGCAGCAATTTGGGAAAGCAATTTTCAAGAAGAAATTCCGTGCAGAGCATTCCAAGGAATTGGATGCCTATGCAGAATCCGTGAAATATTTCCGGGAAGAAAATGATGGAAAGCTGCCATCGCTGAAATCTTTGAAAAAACGGAAAGAAGAACTGACCAAAGAAATCGCGGAGAGGAAAAAGGCATACGCTCCCCTGAGAGAAGAATCCCGGCGTCTGGAAATTGCATCGGATAACGTGTACAGCATCTTCCGAAAAACCGATGAAATGAAATCCGACCTTGCATGGAAACAAAAGTGGGAGGCCGAAGCCCGCGAAAAGGCAAGGCAGGAGCAGGCTCGACAGGAACAGCGCGAGCGTCAACCGAAACGCAAGAAGCGCAGCTATGATATGAGCCTGTAATCAGCAGGGTCTTCCACCCCGCACCCCGGAACACTGCCGGATGCGTAAGCCCGTGCAGGACTTTCCCATTCGGCAGGGACTTTTGAAAACGATTAGGAGGAAGTTTGAGTAAAGAGTACATCAAAGCACAGACCCCACTGCCCGCTTATTTCCCTTATCCGAAATTTCTGCTACAGATGAGCCTTTCCCATACGGCACGATTGACGTATGTTTTGCTGCTGGACCGCATGACCCTTTCGCAGAAGAACGGCTGGGTGGATGTGCAGGGCCGGGCATATGTGCTCTATCCGTTGGCAGGGCTGGCGGAAGATCTTCAGAGCAGCATTTCCAGTGTCACCCGTGCTCTGCGGGAACTGGAAGCCGCACGGCTGATCGAACGACGGTCCAATGGCTTTTCCAAGCCAAACCAGATATTTCTCGGCGTTCCCCGGACTGCGCAGAAATGCACAATCGAGATGGCCCAAAATGAGCAGCCGTATTGCTCAAAAGTGAGCAATACGGTTGCGCAAAACTGCACACCTAACCAAATAAATAAGAACAACCTAAGATTGAACCAACTGAATAGAACCAAAGAAGCATATGGGCGTTATCGGAATGTCTATCTGGAAGATTATTCAGAACTGAAAATGGAAATTGCAGAGTTGGATTCCCTGATTGATGACTTTTCAATCTATATGCAGTCTACAGGCAGGAAGTACGCAGACCATGCGGCGACCCTGCGTAGCTGGTCAGCACGGAAGAAAAGACAACAGAAACCGGGAGCAGGCATCCCGGACTATACCTACAACAAGGAGGAAAGTTTATGACGGAAACGATCCAGACAGCGATGGACAGGCTTATGACGATCTCTGTGGAACCGCAGGACTATGTTGCAGAAGATGGGCTGCTGTACTGCGGCAGCTGCAAAACTCCCAAGGAAGCGTTCTTTCCGAATGGCAAAAAACTGTTTGGGCGTGACCGCCATCCGGCTGAATGCCGGTGCAGGCAGGCTACAAGGGAAAAGCAAGAGAAAGAAGAACGTGCAAGGCTGCATTACGAGAATGTGCAGCGGCTGAAGCTGCAGGGTTTTACCGACTGGGCGATGCAGGACTGGACATTTGCAAACGATCACGGGCAAAATCCACAGATGCAGCTGGCACAGCGGTATGTGGCCCACTGGCCGGAAATGCGGGAAAAGAATGTGGGGCTGCTGCTCTGGGGCGGTGTTGGTACAGGCAAGAGCTTTATGGCGGGTTGCATTGCCAATGCCCTGATGGAACAGGAAGTGGCCGTCTGCATGACGAATTTTGCCCGAATTATGAATGAACTGAATAACGCCTTTTCCGGGCGGAATGAAGTCGTGGACAGGCTCTGCGGCTATCCGTTGCTTGTCATTGATGATTTTGGCATGGAGCGCGGCACGGAATATGCATTGGAGCAAATTTATAACATCATCGACAGCCGTTACCGCAGCAGGAAACCACTGATCGTTACCACGAACCTGACCCTGACGGAGTTGAAGAACCCGCAGGATACCGCACACGCCCGTATCTATGACCGTCTGCTGGAACTGTGTACCCCGATTGCCTGCACAGGCCCCAGCATGAGAAAGGATATAGGACAGGCAAAATTGAACTTGCTGAAAACACTTCTGGCTTGAATGGGAGGAACGCGATTGCAAGAAAACGGCACAATGAATTGGCTGGAGCAGGTCCACCAGATGAAGAACCGGGACATCCGCACGATTGAACAGTCTGAACTGCAGGAACTGCAGCAGGATGCAGTGGAACACGGATTGCCGCAGGAGGAAAGGCTGAAAAATCTGCTGGATAAAGTCGGAAATCCTTACTGCTATCTGGACAACGGAATTATTGTGAAGCTGAATTTCGCACCGAGAGGGAGCAGCACACTGTCTGAGCGCATTGGCAGGTGCTTTCAGTCTGCCAGCTGAAAAGGCAGAGAAACTTTCGGCAAGCTGCTGAAAAAACACGCAGAAAAATTTCACACTTTAATGCGATAAAGCACTGGACAAAAGATGATGATTCTGGTAAGCTGTTTACGGGTAAGAAAATAGGAATGTGCCAACTGAGCAGAACTTGCTCGGTAGGCTTGTTCTACATAAAAAATGTGGAGCCTTTCGCTTCTCTGACGAACAGTATTGCCGATTCGTTAAGGAGGTGGAAGGCTTTTGTTATACCCTGATATGAATTTGCAGAAGAGAACACAGCAAAATACAACCCGATACCGTACAGCCTTGTACTTGCGCTTGTCTCGTGAGGATGGCGATAAGACAGAGAGCGACAGTATTGCAAACCAGCGCACACTACTGGAAGCCTATGCCATAGACCACCCGGAACTGTGCATCGTGGATGAGTTTGTGGACGATGGTTGCTCCGGCTCGAACTTTGAACGGCCTGCGTTCCAAAACCTGTTCAGGGAACTGGAACAAGGGACTATCAACTGTGTTCTGGTGAAAGATCTGTCCCGCTTTGGACGAAATTACATAGAAGTGGGGCGTTATCTGGAACGTATTTTCCCGGTCATGCGGGTCCGGCTGATTGCAGTGACGGATAATTATGACAGCCAATCTGCGTGGAAGACCAGCGATTCCATCATGGTTCCGATGCGGAATCTGCTCAACGATGCCTACTGTCGGGATATTTCCGTCAAAATCAAGAGTCAGCTTGCGGTCAAGCGAAAACGCGGCGATTTTGTGGGAAGTTTTGCAACCTATGGATACCAGAAGGACCCCAGCAATCATACCAAGCTGATCGTGGACGAACTGGCAGCGGAAACAGTGCAGAACATTTTTCACTGGAAGATCAATGGCATGAGCAATCAGGGCATCGCAAATCGTTTGAATGCAGGAAAGGTGCCGTCCCCGGCTGCACGAAAGTTGCAGAGCGGTGCAAAGCTGAGCCTGCATTTCCGCAAGAGCGATGAGCCGCCGTGGTCTGCCAAGGCGGTGGACCGCATTCTGCACAACGAGGTCTATATCGGAAAACTGGTGCAGGGAAAGACAAGGAGACTGGACTATCGCTCCAAAAAGAAAATGAACGTGCCGATGAGGGACTGGGTAATCGTGGACAATACCCATGAAGCAATCATTTCGGCAGAGCAGTTTGAACTGGTGCAGCGGATTCTGGAAACCGAAACTCGCAGGCCGAACGATGCCGAAACGGTGGCCCTGTTTGCGGGATTTCTTTACTGTGGGGACTGCGGCAGCCGGTTGGTGCGCAGGTCGGCCAGCTATAAGGGAAAGCGGTATGTCTATTATCAGTGCTCCGGCAGCAAACAGAACAAGGGCAGCTGCACGAGCCATAACCTGCGGGATGAAAAGCTCTATAACATTGTGCGGAATGCGCTCCAGATGCAGATCCAGATCGTGATGGAGGAAGCAGAGTTTGTAGAAAGCATCCGGCAGGCCCAGCAGGAACCCTACCGTGTGCGGCGCATCGAACGGCAGATTCGGCAGCTGACTGCAGAAAAGGCCCATACACAGGGCATTAAGGAAAAATTGTATGGGGATTATGCAGACGAAATCCTCACACGGGAGGATTTTTTGAACTACAACGAACTGTACAGCAAGCGAATCGAAGAGTATGACCGCAAAATCACAGAACTGGAAGCAGAACGGCAAAACCTACAGACTGCTCCAAACGCTTATCCGTTTCTGGATGTGTACCGTAAGTATCGAAAATTGGAAGAAATCACCCGTCCGATGGTCGTTGAACTGATTGAGAAAATCGAAGTGTATGAGGGCAATCGGGTAGAAATTACGTTCCGATTCCACGATGAAATTGCAGACCTGCTGGAGGAACTGCATCAAAAGCAGATGGGGCAGCAAGAAGTATCTGCATGAAAGGAGAAGCCGACTTATGGCAAGAGTAAGCAAGAAAGTAAGTACGGCGCAGCGGGAAACCGAGAACGCGCAGCATCGTATCTGGAAAACCGCAATTTACGCACGATTGTCTGATTTCGATGATGTGCTTCGGAATACGGAATCACTGGAAGTGCAGATTTCCTATATCAAGGAGTACATCAATCACCGGGATGATTTGATGCTGCTGGATGTATTTGCGGACAAGCGGTGTACAGGGATGAACTTTGACCGCCCGGAATTTGAGCGGTTGCTGAAAGCATTGCAGGAGCGGAAAGTCAACTGCATTGTGGTAAAGGATTTCTCGCGTCTGGGCCGTAATTTCGTGGAAACAGGTCAGTATCTGGAACAGGTGTTTCCGTTGTTCGGCGTAAGATTTATAGCCATCAACGATAACTATGACAGCCTGAACAGCCAGAGCCGGGACGGGATGCTGGTGCCGATCAAGAGCATGATCAATGAAATGTACTCGAAAGACCTGTCCCAGAAGATTCAGTCGTGCTTTCGTTCCAAGGAAGCACGGGGAGAAATCTATACCCCTGTTCCATTTGGCTACAAAAAGGATCAGAGGAATCATTTGGTTCTGGATGAGGAAGTCAGCGATGTGGTAGTTCGGATTTTTCTCTGGAAGAAATCCGGCATGAAAGAGCGCGAGATTGCAAAGAAGCTGTCTGCGCAGGGAATCCAGACACCTTTTACACGCCGCTGTCAGCTGGGATACCTGAAAAACACCTTGCGGGTAAAGGACCCAGCATGGCAGACCGTTTTCGTGACAAAGGTGCTGGAAAATCCAATCTACACAGGAACAATGGTCTATAACCGCATCGCCTACGATGAAGCGAATCGGAAAATTGGGCAGAATCCACGGGAAAGCTGGCGGATGGTGCCGGATAGCCATCCGGCGATTATCAGCTGGGAACTGTTTGATGAAGTTTCCGCATTACGGGAAGCTGAGCAAGCAGTCAAGGAAGAACGAAAAAAGTGGTGCAGACAGCGCAGAGAGAACAATCCGAACATCTTCAAAGGCAGAATCTTTTGCAAAAAGTGCGGAGAAAAATTGGTTTGTCATTGGCAAAGTGATGGTACGCTGTATTTTTACTGTGCATCTTGCCATATTTCAATTTCAGAGAAAGACCTCTGGAACGGCATTAACAAGGAGTTGCGCCAGCGGATGGAAGAACACCGTGATTTGCAGAAGCTGGTACGGAAAAGCTCTGGAAAAAGCAAACTCCAATCAAAAGAAATAGCTACAAAACGTGAAATTGAACAGGCGTCAGGCAATATCGTTCGACTGGAATCACAGAAGCGCAGCGGCTACGAGCAGTATGTCCTTGGAAAAATTTCAAAAGAAAAGTTCTTGAAATTGAAGCAGGATGCAGAGAATGAAATTGAGGCATTCAGACAGACAAAAGCTGAAAATGAGAAAGAACTGGTCGTTGTTCAAGAAGAATTGCAGCAGAAAAAGCAAATCGCAGGCAACACAGAGGTTCTTTTAACGGCAGATAATCTGCAGCAGTATGTAAAGAAAATTGAAGTGGATCACAAGAAAAATACTTACACGGAATTTGTGTTCTAACGAAAAAGGAGGACAGACAATGAAAGAAAAAATCTATGATGCCCGGACAGGAATGGGATATGTTTTGGTGGGTGATTATTATCTGCCAGCCTTGAAACTGCCACGGACCCGTCCGATTGGCCGCTGGGGGATGCTACACAAGGCGTACCTGAAACTGCGAAAACCAGCCTATTATCAGAGCCTGCTGCTGAGTGGAAAGCTGGATACTGTTTTGGCAAATGTGGAAGAGCAGGCTGCAGAGCGGTATAAGGTCTTGATCGAGCAGATGAGTCAGCGTGAGGAAACTTCAGAAAAACTGAAAGAAGAGAACCAGATGGAATGGGTACGCCGTATGAATAATCTGGAAAATCGTGCTGCGGAGATTGTAAAGGCAGAATTGATCTATACGTTTGAAAGGCGGTGAGCAGCAGATGATCGGAACCTATTACCGGCTTTCTCTTGCGGACGAGGATGTGGGAACAGATAAGACCGAGAGCAACAGCATTCAGGGCCAGCGCGGACTGGTAGAGGGGTACATCATGGCCCGCCCCGAACTGGCAACAGAGCCGCGTCAGGAGTACGTGGACGATGGCTACTCCGGCACATCTACAAGCCGTCCTGCGTTTCAGCGGCTAATTCAAGATGCACAGGACGGAAAGGTGAAAACGATTATCGTAAAGGACTTTTCCCGGTTCGCCCGTGACTATATTGAAGCAGGCGATTATATGGAGCGAATCTTCCCGTTGCTGGGCGTTCGCTTCATCTCCGTCAACGATGGTTACGACAGTGGAATGCAGATCAGAAACGATGTATGTGGACTGGAAGTAGCCATTAAGAACATCATCAACGCATCCTACAGCCGGGACCTCTCCGCTAAAATCGCAGCAGCAGACCATGTGATGCAGAAAAAAGGAATGTATCTCGGAGGATACCGCCCGTTTGGATTCCTGCCGGACCCGAACGATTGCCATAAGCTGATCCTCGACCCGGTAGCCAGTCGATATGTGCGGTTGATCTTTGAACTGGCATTGCAGGGCAACAGAACAGGCACCATCGCAAAAATCCTGAATGAAAAGCAGATTCCAACTCCGGCAGCGTATCATGTGGCGGAAAGCCATGTGTACAGCGAGCAGAAAGCATGGGATCTGCAGCGCAGCCATTGGACAAGTGGAACGGTTTACCATGTTCTGAAAAATGAGAAGTATAAGGGAACCTATGTGGGCGCGAAATTCATTATGCCGGTTCCCTGTAAGCATCGGGTTCTGCGCGCTCCTTTGGAACAGCAGGTACGTATTGAGGACAGCCATGCCGCCATTGTGACCCCGGAGGAATTTGAACAGGCACAAAAGGTTATTATGCTGCAGCACGGGAATCATCAGGCCGGGAACTACACAAAACACCAGTATCCGCTGAAAGGCAAGGTCTACTGCGGCTACTGCCAGAAGCTGATGAAATACCGTGTTCTCAAGAAACTTGGCCCCTCGTTTAACTGCAGATTTTCAGCGACAGCGGTGGACAGCCCCTGCAAGCGAATCCCAATCTCTGAGAAAGTACTGGAAGAGATTATCCGAAACGCGCTGACAGCGCAGATAAAGCAGGCAGAGTATGTACTGGAAATCCTGCACGAGCGGGAACGCAAAGCGTTGGTTTGCTTCTCCGCACTGGAACGGCAGGAAGAAAAGCTGAGTGCAGAAAAAGCAGAAATCGTAAAACAGCGCGTTGCACTGTATGAGCAGTATGCCGACGGGAA